GCGTTGACAATCACAACATCCAGATGGCGATCTTCGATAGCCCCGACTTCTTTGCTACCAGCAAACAAACGGAATACACCGCCCTTAATAGAGATACGCTTAACGGTCGAGCCACCACCACCTGCAAGAGAAGCAGCAAGCGATGAACGTTCGGCCCGTTTAGCAAATGCGGGGACAGCTGCCCCTTCAAACTTAATGACTTGAGTCATAGTCGTTCCTTAACGTGTGGGTTTGCGTACCGAAATGTCGTACTCCGAATCGGAGTTGAGTCCCGGCGGTACGAGTCCGGGATTCTCTTCAAGAAAACTTTCCATGTTCTTCTGGGCAATGCGCTTCTCTAGCAAATCCAACGCATCGTGTTCGATGATGAACTCTTTGAATGAACCCCAATCGTTGGTACTAAAGCGCGTCTTCTTAGAAAGAATAACTGTACCCGCATCAGTGCGTGCGGACGTGGTGCCCATAGAAAGCATGCGCTCTTTGATAGCAAACTTAACTTCGTCTTGCTGCGCTTTAAGCTCAGCAATCTTCTCATCATGTTCGCGTTGGATGTCCTGAATGTTTGTTCGCATCTTCAGGTAGACGCGGGCCAGTCTATCAAGGGGGATTTCAGAAATGTCGGTTGTCATTTTACTCTCCGTATTGTTATGTCAAAACTTTAACAGGTTCATTCTGGCTGTGCAAGTTCGTCCTCATATAGTTTGATGAGGCTTGTGTGTTCGTTCACTCGGTGTGCCAACTGCTTGAACATGCGCTTCTCTATCTCCGATCCCTGCAAGTGAATGACAGTTACTTTGTCTGATGTCTGACCCTGCCGGTCAGCCCGTGCGCAGCACTGGACGTATGTCTCCACGCTCATAACTGGACCCCAGAACACCACCGTATCGGCGGCGGTTAGTGTGACCCCATGCGCTGCTGCTTGAGGCTGGATAACCAGCACTCGGGGTGACGGAGTGGTCTGAAACTGGTTAAAAATTAATGTTCTCTTTGATGCTGATACATCACCGTGTATCGTGGCGCAGTCAATTCCATGCTTTCCTAGGAACTTACTTATAGTATCTATGCTATGTCGGAAGTTTGCGAACACTAAGATTTTTCTTTGCGTCTCTTCGAGTACTTCCATCAGAACATTGAGGCGAGGGGCACAATCAAACTCAACAACCTCACCGTCGTCTGTGTATGCAGCACCCGCCGAGATTTGCAGCAGCTTGTTTACGTTTACTGCGGCGTTGGCTGCAGTGATTACTTCCCCTGCTGCTTGAACCGTCATCCGTTCCTTCAACATCTTGTAGTACTTTGTCTGTTGTGTGGTCAAAGGTATCTCTCTGGTCTCTGTCATCACTGGGGGCAGGTCAAGACATTGCTGCTTGGTGTACCGGATGGCTGGTTGCAGCGCTTCAAATACTCTGTCAGGTGCATCCGCTTTGGGAATCCATTTGAAGTGCGTCAACTTCCGCATGACCAAGTCTCGCCATGCTGTTTGAAATTTAGGTACACCGGATGGGTTGACCAGCTTAGCCAAACCATACGCATCAGTCGGGGACTGACTGGCGGGGGTACCCGTCATCATCCACAAGAAAGTCTTGGGAGAAATAAGTTTGGCTAGGGACTTCCACCGCTTAGTCGATGGGTTCTTGTAGGCGTTGGCTTCATCCACAATGATGAGATCAAAGCGACCATCAGCTTTAACTTCATCCGCAATCAGGTTGAGTCCATCGTAGTTGACAATGACAAACTCGTAGTCCTGCTGGACCATCTCTATCCGGCGGGTAGCCTGCGCATGGTGCGCGACCACGGCAGTTCTGTGAATGATACTTCGGTGTAAGTCATTCATCCATGCGCTGTGCATAATTGACAGCGGGCACAGAATTAAACAGCGCTTAACTTCCCCCCGCTTCATCAAGTAATCAGCTGCCCATAGCGCGGCAAGTGTCTTGCCAGTACCGGGATCATTAAAACAAAAAGCTCTACGGTGCAGAGTAAGAAACGATGCCGTATCTATTTGGTGCTGAAACGGTTTGTACTTTCCCGGCCAACCATAGTGGCGGGTGATGGGGGATGGTACGTTCTTAACCCCTAGGTTCTTGAGTACCCGCGCTTCATCAAGCCCCCAGTAGACGGCAACTTCATACGCCCCATCGTTCTCACTGATTACTTTACTCTTGGGAATTACGGCGTACTTCTCTGGCTTACGCGTGCGCAGTACTAACGCCCTGTCTTCAACTATTTGCATGCTCGTACCTCCGCACTCGGTACGCCTTTTGGTACACAGTGCTTGGGTTATGGGACCTAATAGTATTGGGCGGCAGATAGTCTACAGATTCAACGAACCCTTTGAACTGCAGCTTCATACAAACTATTGTGTTGAAGTAGTCTGTGTGTACATCTGCATCAAGAACCCACTCGTTACCGTGCCTATTAATAAAGTAATCAATAAGTGTAGCTACCGGAATGGATTCAACGAGGTCCCAAGCTTCGCTGTTTGTTAATCCATTGGAGTCTACATCAGTGCCGGGGGTGGTGCTCACAGTTTGTGCAGGGACACCAGTTACATAGGGGAGACTGGCTGGGGTTCCATATTCCGGCAGCGTGTGCGTTTTCAATTCGACTAACTCGCTCTCTGTATTCCCACCATGCTTGGTCTTGTTCGTCATAGGTCATCTTCGCCTTTACCATATTGTTCTTAACAACAAACAACAGAGCAGAGTTCACCTGCCGGATATGGGGGAAGTGTGCAAATGTCATTAACGACATAAGCGTTAGCTGGTCTCGATCAGGGTACTTATCATTGCCTGTCTTGTAGTCAACAACCCACGCAGTCAAGTTGTCATCATCAACAATCAACAAGTCAGCAACCCCTCGAACCCATACATCCTTGCTGAACCAGTCACAAGGTTTAAGATCAACCGTCAATGCCATCTGATACTCAGCCAGCTTACGTCCCGGTTTGCGCATCAGTGCTTGAAGGGTGGGCGCCATGAACTTGAACTGTTCTGGCACCGGCTTACTATCTTTAACGTAAACCTCTGCCGCCTTGTGAAGTTCCTTCCCATATCTAATCTGTTCTGTTTCTTGAAACGGATACTTCTTAAGAACTTTGACGTTGTAGTAACGTCGGGCACATCCTTCGTAGTCTTTCAGTGAACTGTGCGACCACGTTATTGGTTTGGCATCCACGGGATATCCTCATCAAAATCAAAGATGTCCGTATCCTCTTTTGCATACCGCATGTCTTCGAGCTGTCGCCGAGCATGGGTTTTCTTTTGTTTAATTTTTGCTGATACTTCTGCGGTAACAAATGCGGGTTCAGTTTTTACTGGCTTTGGTTTGCGTTCTGTTTGTGGCATCACGGTCTCCAAAGTATTGAACCTGTTACCGCACTCCATACAAATGCGTCTACGGCGTAACGCTTTATCAATCAAACGCGAATCAACTACCCGCGTATCGCCGCCACAACTACATCTCATACACGCACTCCGCACTGCGTAAGGACAGAGGCAAGCTCTTCTGCCAGCGGACCTACAAGTTTCTCGTCCGCATACTGCGGGTGCTTAAGTTCCTTGAGGACAGCATGCACAATCTCATGCAGCATAGTCCGTGAACGTTCGTCTTTACTGTACTTAAATCCTGCGCTGCTTTTCTTAGCGATGGTGATGGTCCTCGTTGTGAAGTTAACTTCACCCCGCTTGCACTCCAAAGACTCAACAACCTTCGTTGAGTACGTGACTTTCTTAATCTTAATTTTTATAGGAATGTTCACTTCGCATCTCCATATCGTTTTGCTGCACCAGTCTCGGCGTTCAACGGTATCCCCTGCATGTACGCAGGTTCGATCGTCATCTGCCTCAACACCCAAGGCTCTGCTTCCTTTACTTCCTCATCGGGAACCAGCGCCACCACTTCGTCATGCACAGTCAATACGCACGGATACTTAGTTTGTATCCGCAACATGCCGTCTGTCATGACGCAACGAGCTACTGACTGAACGATGTTTTCAGTCAGCTTCCCGCCATACAACTTAATCTTGTTCTGCCCATACACCCACTGGGAATTACCCTCTGGCGTAGTGACGTTAGTCAAAGCAGGATATCTCAAACTCAATCCACTTGGCAACACAATCTCGCCCTTCTTAAACGTGAGGCACTTGTGTGTACGCTCTTTACCGTCGTGCAGGCTGCGCTTGATTAGCCCATTGCACATCTCCCAAAAAGAAACAACCTGACTAGACGCGGCTCGGTACTTGTCGATAATCTTTTTGGAACAAAGGGCGTGGACCAATAACTCTTTCTTACTACACGTATGCGGGATGTCTTCTAGCTTGGCGAGGTTCACGTCCCACTCAGTGAACGCAGTAAAATCTTCTGCAGTTACGCCAACTTGCTTAGCAAAGTTAAGGTCGTACCGTATGGGCGGCGCGCCAAGAAACCCCGTCAACAACTGCCCCGCAAACGACGCCCACCCTAGCCCATACCCTGCGCCCAGCAACGCTGACTTCGCAGACTGTCTGAGTTCGGGGTGAGATTCTTTCGACAGATTAGGAATGCCAAACATCTGCGCACCAAACGCTGCGTAAGGATCATCACCTGACCTAAAGATATCTAGCATCTGTACATCATCCGCTAGGTACGACAGCACACGGGGTTCGATCTGGGCCAAGTCACAAACAACTAGTGTGTATCCTTCGGGGGACATGATGGCTCGGCGTAAGGCGCTGCCTCGCTTGAGGTTCTGGAGGTTGATGCCGCTGCCTCTTGATGCTGACCATCGTCCGGTGTGTGCTCCGTAATAGTTGAGTGGCACGGGCAACGAGCCTCGATGGGAGATGTCGATAAATCTTTGCGCACGTGTCCGCTCCAACGTACTCTTAACCATCAGCCGCGCTTCACATAGCGCAGCAATATCTTCGTTATCTGAATTGAGCAGGGCTTGGAAACCCGCATCGTTCTTGGCTAGCGCCAAGGTCTTGCCTTCTGGGTTCGGGGTTTTAACCGTGGGCTTCTTGTTCTTCAGCGGTGGTTCAACACCCATGCCCCGCAGTATTTCCGCGAACTTCGGGTTACTCGCCAAGTCTTTCTCGTCGATACTTAGTTTCTGTAGCAGACTTGTGCGCCGTGTTTCTTCTTCACGTATGGCATCAGCCAGCAGCACAGGGTCCAGCTCAAGCACCGGCAGCGTGTACATCTTAAGCGTGAGGTCTATCAACCTGAGTTCTTTCTTGGGGAACCCCGGCTCCATGCGCTTAAAGATTTCCTCACACAAGAAGGTATCATGCGCACAGTACGCGGCCAATTCCCGCGCCACTTCTTCGGGTAGATCAACTAACCCATCGGCGTTCATCAGCGCCTTGCCTTTATCAGGTAGCTCGAATCTCTGCGCCAGTGCAGCCAAGGAGTTGCCCTGCTCCATACCAAACAAAGCGCGGGCCATGCTGAGGGAATCAAAAATAAAACAGGGGGCGTGGCCGTAGTGCCACGACAGAATAGCTGCATCGAACTGAGCATTGTGCGCTAGCACAGCGGTGGCTTCCCAGTCTACGGAATTAAAGAAGGCAATTGCTTCCTCATGGGGATACCACACCGCAGCTTCTGCGCTGCCATAGTCTTTAACGCAGACGCCGTGCACCTTGAACCTGTCGGCCCTGATGTACTGCTCAGTAGTTAAGTTCTTTAAAGTAAATGTTTTGCTGTGAAAGTATGTTTCAAAATCAAGTACCAGTATCCTCTGGTAAGGGCGTGCCATCAAAGCTCTCCAGTATTTTTGTTACATCCTCGATGTTGTCTTCATTCACAACAATCGACACCCCGCCTGCTTGACGGATGGCTTCTATTTCTCTTAGCTGTAGTTCGGTTGGCTTGTTGTTGCCAGCCTTACATTCAATAGCAATGAACTGCCCACGATAGCACACCACTATATCAGGGATGCCCGCCCTACCATACCCATTCATCACGGGGAAAAAGTAATAGGCGCCTTTAGCTTTTACTAGGGTGACAACTTTCTTTTTTACTTTTGCTTCGGGGGTAAAGCTCATGATGCTATGATTTCTCCATGCGTGTAGGTATGCAGTAGTAGTTACCGGGGTTAATAATTTCCTGCATCTTGCGTTCGTCTTGGCACTCTTCCAAAGTTTCAAATACATCTACGTACATCCAGTGCCCACTGCTAAACAACAATAGATTAAACCAGATGTACATGATGGCTCCTACTTTTTAACTAGAACTTCTAGTGCTTGGATGGTGGCCTCTAGCTTTGCGATGTATCGATCTTTCTCTTGCAGTTCCCCTTCATACTTCTCAAAGATACGGCTGCGTTGTTCATGCTCACGGTTCATCAACCGAATAAGTTCTTGGCTGATATCAAATTGGCGCTGCATAAAGTCGCTCATTGTATCCACTCCCATATCGTATAAAAAGTACCCAGTACTGGGATAGCTAAACCAATCACCATACCCAGCACACCTAACGCAAGCCATACATCAAACAAGATGTCTTTAACTTTCACGCGTCCTCCGGTTGTCCCATCTCTAGAATTTGTGACTTAGCAAGTTCAAGTGCCCAAAGAATTTCCGGACCCTTGGTAATGGTCGAGTGCAAAGACATCTCACCACCCTCATCAAAACAA